ATAGGCGAAGGAAGTCCGGAAGGTGTTGTTTCGGCTATTGTGACTGCTGAATATATGGATTTAAACGGAACCACTGGCAATATAAAATATATTAAACGTGATGCTGATGACGGGTTAGGAGATACGACAAAAGGGTGGATATTAGTTTGATCATAATCGGATTACCAAGAAGTCGTACAGCGTGGTTATCGGTTTTTATGTCTCAGTCGGATACTTATTTTTATCATGAAGGCTTGAATGGTTGCAAGACTATAAACGAGTATAAAGAAAAGGTTAAAGGTTGCGGTGATAGTTCAACGGGTCTTATGTCGTTAGGTATAGATATGATAAAAGACTCTAAAGTTGTCGTGATAATAAAGAATAAAAAAGAATTAGATCAATGTATCGAATGGTGTAACGAGACTTACAAAGTAGATAGCAGGAGTTTTATTTTAGAGTTGAATGAACTTTTATTAAAGACTGATGGATTACACGTTAAGCAGTCAGAAATTAACGATAGGCTAAAAGATATATGGACCTATTTAGTTAAAGACAAGTGGAATGATAAGTATAAAAACTTAGTTGATTTCAACATACAAGTTAAGTCAACAGGAATAGACGAAGAGGCAGCAAAGGCGCTATATGAAAGCATACAATAAAATTTACAGTGATTTAGATGTAAGTTTAGCCATTGCAGAGCTAAGTAATAACGACCACTTATTCGGAGAGTTTAACGCTCGTAAAGATGCCGGTCCGGTTATGGCTCAAATGGATGATATTTGGCTTCGATATGGTGACGTTTCAGCAATGGTTAAGAGTGGTGATTACTCAGCCTTAGCAATTGAACATGACTCAATTTGGCTAAAGGATTTACCAGAGTGTAAAAAGTTATGCTTTGAAATTATGAAGATGGTAGACGGTGAAAGATTAGGGGGCGTATTGATTAGTAAACTTCCTAAAGGTGGCGAGATGTTACCGCACACTGATAAAGGTTGGCATGCCGGATATTATGATAAATATTATATACCAATCAAGAATGGTAAAGGTTCTGTTTTTGGTTTTGATGAAGGAGATATAGAGCCATTGATAGGTGATGTATGGGCCTTTGATAACTCATATAACCATTGGGTAAAGAACAATTCAGATAAGGACCGTATAGCGATGATAGTTTGCATTAAACAAAGTAAGTACACAAAAGGGGGTTTATTATGCCGTGGGGAGTAGCAGCAGCAGCCGTAATCGGTGGAGTGGCGCAAAACGTAGCATCTAACAAGGCGTCCAGTGCATCTAATAGAGCATCCGACACAGCAAGCACACTAACAAGAGAGGGTATTGCCCAATCTAGAAGTGACTTGCTTAACTTATTTCCTTCTGCACAACAAGTGGCTAATCAAGGCTTTCAAAATGCCGCTAATGTATTTAGTGACGTAGTGCCGCAACAGTCTCAGATATTCCAACAAGGAAATATTAACGCACAAAATACTTTGTTATCTGGTTTGCCTCAACAACAAAACGCGATACTTGGCGGTAATGTTAATTTAGGTGCTTTACAGCCTACGACACAGTTTCAGCCTAACTTCGGGTTTTTAAATAACGCAGCCGGTTTAATAGGTCAAAATCAAGGGTTTGACACTCAAGGATTACAAAACATATTTGGCGCGCAAAATACTAACCCTTTCTTTAATTCTAGTGGTGTTGGCCCTAACGAGATAGAGCAAACATTCCACAACAGAGAACGTTAATAATAGGACTAAAAAATGGCATTTCATACAGGCTTTAACCAGCAAAATAGATTCCCACAGGTAGGGCAACAGGGTACAAGTCAGTTTATTGCGGCTAGTGGGTTTTCTATTGAAAAGATAATTGACACTAAAGTAACGACAGTATCAAAGCAGGCAGGCACAGCTAGGATTTTCGCCTGCTCTTTTGGCATGAAAGATAACGGACTAGATACAGTTGACGGCAATAAATACAAAAGAGGTAAAAATGATTGTTATTACCTTAAAGCATCCATGAGTGTTGATTACAAAGTAACTAAGAAGGGGTTTATGTCTTGTGTGATTGATGACTGGAAAGACTTAACGGACTGCGAAAAATTAATGATACTCAAGGAAGAGATTAAGCAATTACAAGAGGTTCCTTGTGAAAAAGATTAGAACATTCCAATGTAAAGGTTATAAATTCGACCGCATGGTAACTGATGACGTGTTAAAGGTTAAGTGTGAGTGTGGCGAGACAGCAAATAGAATTGTTTCTGCTGCTCGCTATTTTAGTAATACTACTGGTAAGAGTCCTAGTTGTTAGTGTCTTTCTGTTCATCTAATACAATATCAGCTTGGTCTTTATAAGCCTGTGTATTAGTTGGGCCTACTATCGCATCAACTCCCATTGCTTCACGTAACACCTTGAGATTATTTATAGCGTCATTAATCTCTTGTTGTTGCGCTGCTTGAATCTTAAGTCCGTTATCAATTTGTTGTTGCTGAGCTTGTAAATCAATCTTCTGCTGACCTTGATCAATATTAGCAGCATCAACATTAAACTTATCATCTTGACCTTTTAAGAACTTCTGTACATCAAATTGTAATTTCTCTCTATCAAGTGCTACCTTGTCTTGGTCTAGTGTAACTTGAGCTGATTTAACTTGGGCATTGAATTGAGCTTCTTGCTGTTTTGTCTGGGCGTTCTGCATATCAGCTTGACCTTTTAACTCTTCGGCTCTTGCTGCTATTGTCATTGGATCTTCTTGTTGAGGCTGGTTAGCTTGTTGCTCTGCTAATTGCTGCTGCTGCTGGCGTTCTTCGTCAGTCCATTGTGACTCTGGAATTAAACCGGCATTAAGTAATTCAACCCTTGCACGCTCCGCCATTTGGTCCATACCAGGAACAGCTAAGTTTTTAAGCATGATATCTTTACCTTGCTGTAAAAAGCTTGGGTCGATAGCTGCCATATCTAAGAATGCTTGAGTAGTTTCTTTTTGTTGACTGTTAAACGCTGGACCAAAGTCGCATAAGACATCATAATCACCTTTAGATAAATCATTAAGCTCTACGTTTTGACCTGTTTGTTGATCTAAAACATTATCATGCAACGTAACCATTGAGCTTGTGCCATCTTCCTCAAGTATACGAACCTGACGAGTAGAATCATAAACCCTAGGTATAGCGTTGATCAAAACCTTACCAACCTGACAAACCATAACCTCTAATGATTTAAACCATTTGATTGAACCAATGTTACCTTGCTCTATTTGCTGACTACCTGCTATGCCACTTTGTAATGGACTAGCGTTACCTTGTAAGGCGCTGAACGAGTTGGCACTGGCTGAAATCATTTGCTGAGTATTGGCTATTGTAGTTTGTAAGCCTGAACTAGCAACTGGACCACCCTCAGTAGGTAAAAATGGAGTACCGTCAACATGATTGTAAAGTCTGACAGGATGACGGTCTGTATTCATTTTAGAATAATCATAACCCTCTGCCTGCTCTGCTGTCATCCACTTCATAGGTGCAGGAGATAACGCCCCGTCTTCAATATCACGAGACATAGCATAGTTTAGAATTCTTTGTTGATCGTAAAGTTTCTCTATCTTGCCAAAGTAAATAACCTTGTTTTCAAATATATCAAAGTTTCCGTAAATAGGTATGATAGGTAAATCATTAAATACTGTTTTCTCTTCACTCTTAAGCCAATCGTTACCATCAAACAGGCGAGAATGTACACGCCAAGACTTTCTAATCCTGCGTTTCTCTTCACCCTCATTATCTTTTTCAATGGTAATATTTTGCAATAACAAGTCATCTTGAATTGACTGAAACTTATCATCGTCTTTATAGACTGCGCCGTTGGTCATTCTAACCAACTCAATATCTACTTGCTTCTTATAATACAATTGACCAACAGTTACAAAGTCGGCAGTATTAAAGAATGCTTGGTTTTGTTTGTCATTACCAACGCTTTGCTCGTTACCATCTGGAAATCTTTCTTTATATTCTGCTACTGGTATAGCTATCAATTTAACACACCATTTAGCATCGCTAGCATCTTGCTTAACTGAGCCTAAGTCAAACCATACTGAGTCGACAGCATTGGGAACCTTTTTAATAACTAAGTCTTGGTCGAATGAATCACCATCAATAAACTCTTGAACAACTTCAACGGCATCAAAGCCGCCAATAACATTAGAACGTGAGGCATCATTAAATACTGCATCAGCATTAGATACGTTGCGAATATTGCGAATTAAACCGTCATAAGTCTTGGCAACATCAATAGATGAGTCACCACCACTAGGGGATACGTTCAAGCTAAAATCTGATTGTTCTATTTCACCACTGATTTGATCGACAATAGGAGTACACATATCAAACGTGCCACGAAATCGACCTTTAAGCTTCTCTGTAGCATATGGGTCCCATTGACCATCACGCTTGTTTAAGAATAACTTAGCATCCCTAACGGCTTGCCTCGCGTCTGTGGTTGCGTCTTGTGCCTCTGAAACCATAACAAGAACGTTGCTATGTTTACTGAAATCTATATCTATTGCCATTTTCTACATTCCTATTAATAAATAGAGTCAAAGGTTAGCGTAGCTTTTTTATTTAAGTTAACTGGTTCTGCAAATGTTAACCCACCAGCATCCCCAAAGTCAGGGCTAAACCCATACTTAGATTTAATCTCATCTTTAGACCATAATACGCGCCTGTCATTTGAATCTCTATCAAATGGACTAGCGCATAAGTCTGCTTGTAATTCATCACTGTCGGGAATATCAACCGGTAAGCTTTCATCAACTAACCAATCCGCCATCTCTCCCCACATTTCATTTCGTTTGTTCTTATCCTTCTTAGGCTTTAATGTGCTTGAGCCAAAGTATATAGCTTTCACCTTGTCTT